GGTTCCGCAGACCGCTTTTTACGCTAACACAAGTAATTTGCATTATCTCTAAAATGGCAAAGCCAACAAAACCGATCCGCTGGACGCTTGAACAGGCCGGAGCCGAGTTCGACATTGACCCGTTCACACTGGGAAAGCGTCTCCGCGCCGAGTCTATCGAGGCCGGCGAGGATGGCCGCTTTGGCACAAAGCAGATCGTGACCGCGATTGCGGGCGACTTGGAAAAAGAGAAAACTCGCAACGAAGCTGCGAAAGCGGACTTGCACGAAATGAAACGCGACCTTGAGCGCGGACGCCTCATTCCAGCGGAGCGGGTGCGCGCTTCGCTTGAGGAACTGAAAGTCGCCATCTCGCAAGTGATTGACCACTCGCACCTTGAGGCGAAACAGAAAGCTACGATCTATGCCAACCTCCAAAAACTCGGCGAGCGCGATTTTGTCTCCGGGGCTGACGAGCCTACGGAGTGAAATTCACCAATTCCTTGCGAGCTTCAAGCCGCCGGAAACGCTGACCGTCGCACAATGGGCGGAAAAATACCGCTGGCTTGAAAAGGGGAGCACTAGCAAACCAGGGCGCTACTCGTTTGACGCTGGGCCGTATCAACGCGAACCGCAAGAAAGCTACACCGACCGCGAGGTTCAGACGACCGTGCTGCAATGGGCTTCGCGCACCGGCAAAACGGAGACGCTGAACAACCTCGACGGCTACATCATAGACCACGATCCGAAGGCAATCTTGGTCGTCTATCCTACGCTCGACAGCGCAACGAAATGGAGGAAGGAATTTTTCAATCCGATGGTGCGGGCAACGCCACGGTTGCGCGGGAAGATCAACATCAAAGCGAGGCACCAGGACAACACGATGCTTTCGATCAAATTTCCCGGCGGGCACATCGCGGCGATTGGCGCAAACTCGCCGAGCGGATTCCGGCAAATCCAATCGCCGGTTGTGCGGTGCGATGAGATTGACGCGATGGAGGATAGCAAGGAGGGCGACCCGGTGGCGCTGTCGTTCAAGCGGGCCGACAACTATCCCGACAGCATCCAAGTGCTGAGTTCAACGCCGACGATCAAAGGCAAGAGCCGCATCGAATCGTGGCTTGAGCGAAGCGATTATCGGAAATGGTTTTGTCCGTGCCAGCAGTGTGGACATTTTCAAGTCCTCGAATGGTCGCAAGTGAAGTGGGACACGGAAGCGCCGGAGGGCGCGAAATACGTCTGCGAAAACAAGGAGTGCGGGCATGAGCATGACGACGCGGGGCGGCGGGCGATGATCGAGCAAGGCGAGTGGAGGCCGACGAAACCGTTTGCCGGGATTCGCGGCTATTGGCTGAACGGGCTGAATACCCTGTTCCCGGCGAAGAAAGGATTTGCCAACAAAATGCACCAATTCGTCGCCGAGTATCTTGAGGCGAAGGAAGGCGGCAAGGCCACGATGCGGACTTGGAAAAACACCTTTCTCGCCATCACCGACGATCCGCAGGAAGAAAGCGAGAAAGCGCCAGACTGGCAGCGCCTCTACAACCTCCGCGAAAACTACACCGCGGCACCGCGGGCGGTCAGCCTCGTGACGTGCTTTGTGGACATCCAAAACAACCGGCTTGAACTTGAGTGGAAAGGCTGGGCACGCGATGAACAAAGCTGGGGACTCGATTACCTCGTGCTTGACGGCAACCCGCTCGACATCCAACCCGGCAGCGTTTGGCACCGGCTGATGACCGAACTTCAGCGGACTTTCAAGCGCGAGGACGGCGCGGAGCTTGGCCTTTCCATGTGCTTTGTGGACGCGGGCAAGTGGGGCGATTGGGCGTTTCAAGCCTACCGCCTGAGCATGACTTACCCGAAGCTGATGGGAAAATTCATGTTGTCGAAAGGCGTTGGTCAGCACGGAGCGCCGATCAACCCGCGCAAGATGGCTTCGATTCATCGGAACATCAAAGGCATCCCGATTGGCGCATGGGCGGGCAAGGATTTGATCTACACCCGCCTCCGCCTCGACCCTAACGCGGACGGCACATTTCCGACCGGCTACATGCACCACCCGATGAGCTACGATCAAAACTACTTTCAGCAGCTTACGTCGGACAGCGTGGTTCTTGAATACAAGGCCGGGGAAGAGGTCCGCAAATACGGCAACAACGAGGGCAAACGCGACGAGGCGCTCGATTGCGCTTATGGCAACCTAGCCGTATTCATGCTCCGGCGCTGGAACTTTGACGCGCTAGAAGCCGACCTCGCGCTGACCAAGCCCGATGCGCCCGCGCCGGTCGCGCCGCAGGCTGCGGTGTTTCGCGGCGGCGGATTCAGATTGTAAAGGGACGTTGACTATTTAGGCGCTGCGGGCAATAGTGCGCCCATGCCCGATCCCGTTTCCGGTATTCCGTCCCAATTCGAGGCCGGGGACACCGTCATCTTTACAGAGAATTTTCCCGACTACGCGGTGGGCACATACACCGCCAGCCTCGTGCTGAACAATTCCGTTGCCGCTCCTACTACCGTTACGGCGACGACCAGCGGCACCAATTTCCTGTTCACCATCACGGCGGCAGTCTCCGCTGCTTACGCTCCCGGCCAATACACGTTCGCCATTTACGCCACGTCCGGCGCAACCCGCTACACGGCAAAAAGCGGAGTCATCAACATCCTCCCGAACCTCACCGCCACGGCGACGCCATCGTTCGCACAGGCGCAAGTGACGCTTCTCAAGACCGTGCTTGCCGAGTTTAACGCAACCACGCGGCAGAGCGTCAATTTCAATGGGCAATCATTTTCCCGCGCTTCGATCAAGGAGTATCAGCACCAGCTCACCTACTACCGCGCGGAGGTCATCCGCGAGATGGCAGCGGCCAACGCAGCGCGAGGAGTGACGACCGGCAACCGCATCGCCATTCAGTTCGTGCCGTCCAGCGACAACAATCCCGTCACCATCGCCCAATGAAACTCTGGCCCTTCTCCCGTAGCAAAAAGGAAATCCCCGGTGTTCAGGTTCGCGGCTTCCGCGAAATCGCCAGCGTCGGCGGCGGCATCAATGGCGATTGGCCGGTGTCGCAAATCGGCGACGACGCCGATATGTGGCAGAACGCATGGGCGCTCACGTCCCGCGTGCGCGATTTGTTTCGCTCGAATCCGCTTTACCAGACATACCGCGAAACGCTTTGGGCGAACGTCTATGGCAGCGAGGGCATCATGCTGCGTTCTCGCGTGAAAGAGCAGGAGGACCGCGTGATTTACACGCCGGAAGAAAAGGCCGCAATCCGCGCATACGATGCGCGCCAAGACCGCGTGCGCTCCCACTTCGCCAAGCGCGACGGGCGCGAGTTCACGCCAACAAGTCGCCCGTGGCAGGGCACGAACGGCAGCAGCCGCGCGCAGGTCAAGGTCGGCGATCCAGACATCTTCGCCCGCGCATTGATCGAAAAGAAGTGGCAGGAATGGCAGCGCGCTGAGTTCTGCGACGTTCGCGGCACTCGAAACTACAAGACACTCCGGCAGCTTCGCCTGATTGCCGCCGTGCGCGACGGCGACTTTTTCATCCGGATCATTCGCGATCCAAAAGTGAACAAGTTTGGATTTTCGCTGCAACTCATCAATGCCGAATGGTGCGACCGTTTTGCGAATTGCACGCTTCGCAACGGCAACGTGGTGCGGATGGGAATCGAGTATGAGTTCGGATCGTGGGGACTCGGCAAGGCCGTCGCGTATTATTTCATAAAACGACAGCCTACCGATTGGCAGTTCACGCTCGGCGGTGCGTTCGGTTACGGCGGCGTCAATGGAGGACTTCACGACCGCGTTCCGGCCAGCGAAATCCTGCACTACGCGCGCCCGGTTGAGGCCGACAGCACCCGCCCGGCTCCTTGGGTGGCGACCACGATTCCGAAAGCCCGGCAGCTCGATCAGTATGAGCTTGCCGAGGTCGTTGCCGCGCGCCAGCAGGCCACAAAAACGGGCTGGCTTTACAGCGACGTGCTCCCCGAAGGCGGAAGCGCGGCCTTCACCGTGGATCCGAAAACGGGCTTGCCGACGCAGCAAATGGGGCCGGGAGACATCGGCGCGCTGCCTTGGGGCGTGAAGTATCAGGCGATTGACCCAACGCATCCGAATGGCAATTTCGAGAACTTCCGCAAGGCCATGCTCCGGAGCCAATGCGCCGGTATGCCGGGCGCGAATTACTCGACAATGGCCAGCGATTACGAAGCGATCAACTTTTCCGCTGGTCGGCTTCAAAAGCTGGACTCGAATGAAATGTTCAAGCTCATTCAGACGTTCGACATTGACTATGCCGAGCGTCCAATTTTCGAGGCGTGGCTTGAGATGTCGCTGATTACAGGGGCAATTCCGCTGCCGCTTTCCAAGTTCGACAAGTTCAACAATGCCGTGTTCCAGGGCCGACGCTGGCAGGGAGTGGACGAGGTCAAGGAGGTCAACGCTTCTGCGCTTCGCGTGGCAAATCACATGAGCAGCCTTTCCCGCGAGTGTGCCGACAACGGCGAGGATTTCGAGGAAATCATGTTTGAGCGCGCCGAGGAAATCATGCTGCAAGAATCGCTTGGAATTGACCCGGCGCTGACCGTGGATAACCCCGCGCAGGCGGCGGCGGCACCAGTCACGCTGGAAGAGGAAGACGAGGAAGACGAGGACGAAATGGAAGAGGAAGAGCCGAAACCGAAGGCCAAGAAAGCGCGCAAAACCGCCCGCGTATGACCACCCCGAAAAAGACCAAACGCGCACTTGCCGTAAAAAATACTAAAGGGACGTTGACAATCAAACCGCGTGCGGTTATCTCTGCGCCCATAGTGAACCGCGATCCTCGCCAACTTCTGACCCGATGAGCACCCGCACAATCAAAGTTCCGTCCG